CTGGTAGTCGCTGACGATCAGCGGGCCGCCCGACCCGGACGTCGTGTCGAGGGTGGTGGCGTGGAGCTCCACCGCGGGCGAGGTCCAGGCGCTCGTGCCCCGGTGGGCGCCGTCCTTGATGAACGCACGATAGAGCGGGTCCGACACGAACTGCTGCCCGAGGGACATCAGGACCGTGCGCTGCGAGGGCGTCGTCTGCGGCGACAGGAGGCCGGCGGTGAGCGCGTCGATCGCGGCGGTCAGGTTGGCGTCGCCCTGCGCGCTGTCGATGCGCGCCTTGATCGCTTTGCCCTCGTCGAGGATCGCCTGAATGGCGCCCTTCTCCTCGGCGGTCATCAGGCGGCCGACGACGGCGGGCGTCGTGTCGGTCGCCGGCGTGACGATCGCCTCCGCGCACGTGCGCATCGTGGTCTCCATCAGCGTCTTCGCGGCGAGCTGCTTGGCGCGGAGGTCGGTGTTCAGTTGGGTAAGATTCATGGTCCTGGGGCTTTCTACAGATCGAGTTCGAGCAGCGCGGCATCGATGCCGTTCTGCCAGGCGGCGTCCGACGGGCGATCCTGGGCTGGTGGCCGCGAGGCTCCTGCAGCCGTGTCGACAGTCGGGTCGAGATCGGGAAGGGGTGGCCGCCCGCGTTGGGCGCGCAGTTCGTTGAGGGTCAGTTCCGCCTTCGCGCCGGCGGCCGACGCCGGCGTCATCACGCGCGCGATCGTCTCGGCGAGCGTGCCGATCCGGTCGATCATCCCGAGGCGCAGGGCCTCATCCGCGCCGACGGTGTCGCCTTCGCCGTAGCCGGCGTCGACCTCCGCCAATGGCACGCCGCGGCCCTTCGAGATATCCGCCTTGAAGCGCGCGAACGGGTCGTCGACCTTGGCCTGGATCCGCGCCAGCGCTTCCTTCGAGAGGGGCTCGGTCTCGTTGCCGTCGACCTTGTACTTGCCGGCGGAGATGTAGGTGATCTTGATCCCCTCCATCTCGAGCGCCTTCGACAGGTCTTCGTGAATGCTGTAAACGCCGACGGAGCCGACCTTCGCCGACGGCGCCGCGACGATCTCGGTCGCGCACGCCATCACCCAGTACGCGGCCGACGCCATCAGGTACTGCGCCTGCGCGATGATCGGTTTCTTCGTGCGAGCTCGCATGACTTCGCGCGCGAATTCAGTCGCGCCGGCGACGTTGCCACCCGGCGAGTCGACGTCGAACACGATCGTCTTGACGGCCTTGTTCGCCAGCGCCTCGTGGAGTTGGGTGGTCAGGCCCTCGAACGTCGTGCCGCCCGAGATGTCGGTGAGCATGTTGGCGCGCGGGGCGATCACGCCGTAGATCGGAATGATGGCGACGGCGCCGCCCTCGGTCGGTTGCGGCAGGTTCTTCCGATTGACCAGTGCGGCGGCGATCGCGGCGGGATCGGTTTCCTTCCCGGCGATCCGGCCGGCCAGAATGCCGGCGATCAGGACGTGCATGTGTTTCGTGATCGCCCACGGATGCTCGAGCGCGAAGCTCATGACGTGTTCGTAGCGGCCGGTCATGCGGCGTCCTCCTCGAGGGCGAGCAGTTGTGTGAGCGTGGCCGCGTTCGCCTGGTTGGCGTGGAGGAGCGCGGCCTCTGCGCCGACCATCGGCGTCAGGTCCGCCGCGAGCTCGCGGTTCCAGCGGTCGAGGTCGGTGTAGAACGTGGTCGCGCGTTCGGCGATCGGCAACTTGGCCAGTCGCGCCTGTTGGCGCAGGCGGGCGGCGTGGAGCACTGGCGCGACGTCGGTCGCGTCGGCGGGATTCGGGTCCGGCTTCGTCATCATCGGCGGCGCCTGGCCAGGGTGGGCGGTGGCGTCGGACGGCCCACCCTGCTGCGGCGCGACGGTGTCCAAGTCGGGATCGTCGATGCGCGGCAAGTTGTCGAGCGCGCGGCCTTCGTTCACCGTGCGCCACGGCCGCCCGATCGAAATCTGCATCGACGAGGCCCGCTCTTCCGGCGTGCCGGCGAGCTTCGCATCGATGTTGAATTCCAGATAGACGTCCTTCTGGTCCTCGCATTCGATCAGCACCTGCCGGTGGAGCTCCTGGCGCAGCTGCTCGAACCGCGGCCCGAGACAGTCCTGGTAGAGGTTCTTGTGCTGCTCTTTGATGTTCGAGAACGTTGCGTGATCGAGAATGCCGACGAAGGGCTGCGGGATCTGGTACTCGGCGGCACAGACTTCACGCCGGAGCTTCCCGCCGACCGTGTATTCGGAGTCCTTGGCGCTCTGGGTCGTCTGCTGAAACGTCTCGCCATCCTGGAGGAGCACGGTGTCCTCGCCGCCGGGGCCGCCGTAGACGGTCTGCCACTGCTCGCGCCACGATTTGGTCTGATCAGGGCTATAGCGTTTCATCTCCTTCGGGCGAGTCACGACCCCTGGAACCCGCGCGCCCTTGCGCCAGAACGACTCGCGATACTCCCCGGCCGCGGATTCTTCGGCGAGGATGCGACGCAGCGTTTCGAGCGGCGAAATTCCCAGCTTGTAGCCGGAGAAATGCACGATCTCCGACGGCGCGAAGGGTTGCGGCCGCCCGTTGACGGTCCAGATAAATCGCTTCGGGTAGAGTCCGCCTTCGACACTCATCTCCTCGGGCGGCAAGCGCACGAAGCCGATCGCGTCCCGGCCATCGGCGCCGACGTATCGGACCTTGAGCCAATAGGCGCGGTCGTAAATGCCGAGGTCCGTGACGAGGTCTTCGAAGAGCCGGTACCGGGTCGTCCCGGGGTTCGGGTGATTCAGCCAGCGCACCATGTCGTGATTCGCCAGCCGCACGCGGTCGGTGTCCGACACGCGACGGAAGGCCTGGGGCGCGACGTGGGCGATGTTGCGCGCGAGGAACTCGACACAAATCCGGACGTTGGGTTGCGCCTTGAAAATCTCGAAGTAGTTGGCGCGGCCGCCGTAGAGGTTGAGGGAACCGCCCGAGGAACTCGACCACGTGGGCTGTGGAGTCGTGAGCGCCTGCAGGCCGTCGAACGTCCGGACGATCACAGGCTGACCTGCAGGTACGCAATCTTCGATCGCTCCACGACGACGTCGCCGACCAGCTTCACCGGCGGCTGTCCCGCCTTGAGCGCCGACACGTCCCGCAGCGTCAGCCACGGACCCCGCGACGACCAGAGCACGCCCTCCATGGCTTCCGTCGAGTCGTGCGTGAAGTTCACGATGACTCGCCGCAACAGACAGGGTGGCCGCCAGAACCACAACCAGTGCATCAAGAGATCGCCACACGTGACAGCGTGGCCCGGCGGGCCCGGATCGCCTATTTGGGATTTCTTTTCTCCGCCTCACGCATGTCGCGGCGGATCTGTTCCGGCACGGACACCCGGGCGTGCTGCGCGCGTTTGTAGGCGTCGTCGTACTGCTTCGACGGCATCTTCACGCAGACCGGCACGCTGTCGTCGTCGTCGTCGAGCGGCGGATGACCTGGTGCGCGCTTCATGCGCCCACGACCACTGGGTCCTCGGCCGGCCCGTCGGTGCTGCTGTGCCGGTCCATGCGATCGATCGCGTTGACCAGCGCGGCCGCACCGTCGATCTTTTCCGTGCTGAGTGCCTTCGAGAGCTTGTAGTTCCCGGCGGCGTCGGTTTCGACCACGATGTTGCCGATGTTCCAGCGCAGGATCGGATGGCCGTCGTGCCGGAGCCGCTTGGACAAGACGGCCGTCTCGAGGGACTTCGTCGGCGCCGTGAGCGAGACGAACCCCTGCCGGATTGGGACGCACGGCAGCCCGTCCTGCAGCAGCCGGGAGACCAGGTCGGTCGCGTTCCAGGGGTCGTACGGCAACTCGCGGATGTCGAACTCGTCCGCCCACGCGTGCAGATGGACGCGAATGTATTCGTAGTCGGTGACCGGGCCGGGCGTGGCCACGAGCTCGCCGTCGTGCTTCCATTGGTCGTAGGGGACGCGGTCACGCCGCACGCGTTCCAGGATGTTGTCGTCCGGCATGAAGAACTGCGGCAGGACGTCGAAGCCCCCGCCCACGTCGTCGGGAAACACCGCCACGGTCGCCGTCAGGTCCTTCGTCGACCCGAGGTCCAGCCCGACGTAACACCGTCGACCTTGGAGGCGTGCGCGAAACTCGGCGCGCGTCATGCGGCTGCCTCGACCACGCAGCACGCGTCCCACGCCGCCAGCGACACCCACCGCTCGGCGCTCTCCGTCCACTGATTGCAGTAGAGCCGGCGGAACGTCATCTCCTGGGCGGGAATCTGCTTCGCGCGCTCGAGCGCGATCTCGAGCTCCTCGAGCGAGCGGAAATCGCCCAACGCGGGGTTGCACTGTTTCAGGGCACGCAGGTCGGTCCAGTCGGCGTCGATCGGCAGCTCGTAGATGATCGGCAGGAAGGTTGGATCGAGGGCGGGATTCTCGAGGACCTTCTTCGCGTGCGAGTACTGTTCCCACAGAATCGAATGGCGGTCGTAGCCCGCCGTGGAAATCATGATCAACAACGGCTGCGCGCGCGCGCCCATCGAGGTCGTGAGCACGTCGAAGAGATCGCGGCTCGGCGCGGCGTGCAGCTCGTCGTAAATAATCCGCGACGCGTTGAACCCGTGTTTGCTGTAGGCCTCGGCGGAGATCGCGCGGTAGATCGTGCCGCTCTTCCGATGAATCATCAGGAGCTTGGACTCGATGATGTCGACCTCGGCTAGGAGCTCGGGGTCGTTGCGGATCATCTGCGCGGCGACGCGGAAGACGATCGCGGCCTGCTCCGTGTCGGCGGCCGCCGAGTACACTTCCCCACCGATCTCGTCGTCGAACATCAGCCCGTCGACGGCGCACGCCGCCGCGATTTCGCTCTTGCCGTTCTTGCGCGGCTCCATCAACAGGCACGTGCGGTATTGCCGCAGGCCGTCGGGCTTCGTCTTGAACAATGGGCGGACGATGTCGTGCTCCTGCCACGGCCGCAGGTTGAACGGCTGCCGGGCGAAGGGGCCTTTCGTATGCGTCAGGTTATTGAAGATCGCGACCTTGCGATCGGATCCGGGGTTACCTTTCACTTCAACAGGCCTGCCCACTTGGACACGACGGCGGACGCCGGCTTCGCCTCCGACAGCGGTTTGCCGAACGGCGCAAGGCAGAAGTGCGCGAGTTCGGCGTCGACGCGTTGGATGATCCCGCGATGGTTCGCGTTGCCGGCGCCGTAGCGGCGCGTGGCCATCCGCCGCTCGAGCGCGACATTGCGACACAGGATCACGAAGGACGCCTCGGTCGCCCGCGTCAACGTCCGCATCTCAAATGCGAGCGGCGCGAGCTCGGCCCAGATCGCGCGCGCCTTCCCGCGCAGGCTCGTCGGCGGATCGAACGTGTCGCTCGGCGGGCCCGGCGGCGCCGGCGCGCTGGGATGCTGGACGACGACGCCGCGCTTGCCCTTCTGCCCCGATCCGACGCGCCGTCCCCCGCTACCGATGCCACCCATGGGTCAGATCCTTCACCTTCTGAAAACCACGAACTTTTGAAACGAGCAAAACCTGCGCGAGGGCACTGCGCGATGTCCGGGCGGCTGGAAGTGTTGAGAAAACGATCCCCCCCCGGGGGGGGAGGGCTGGCATCGTCACGGTTTCCTCGTCAGATAGAGACCGAGCATCGAGCCGCACACGCCGCCGCAGACATAGCCGACCTGCGCAACCAACGCGTTGGTCTCGGCCACTTGACGTATGAGCGTGAAGCCGAGCACCGCGATCGCGGCGTCGGACCAGGCTGTGCCGATGTAGCTACTGCGCGCGATCATCCGCGTGTTGATGCAGATCAGTCCGTAGTTCACGAACATCAGTGCGAAGAACAGCAGGAACGTCGTCATCGACGTCGCCTCGCCCCGCGCGCCGCTTCCGCTTGCGTCTTCGTCCGATGACAAGCCGCACACGTCGGCGCCAGGTTGGCGTCGTCATCCGCGCCCCCTTCAGCCAACGGGATGACGTGGTCCGCGATGGTTGCCCTGACACGCAGACCCTTGGCGGCACACGTCCGGCACCACGGCTCGCGGGCGAACAGTTGGGCGCGGCGACGCTGGTTCGCGCGCCCACTCAGGCGCGGCACTTGAATCGGCTCACGGCGCGTGCGCCAGGCGGGCACCAGGTGCTTCGTACAGTTGAGGAGCGGGCACGTCGGATCGGGACAGGGGCGCGGCGGGGCCATCGCCATCAGCGAGGCCTCGCGCGGAGGTGAGCTTTCGCCATCTGGAACTGAAAGCGGTGATCGCGCGTGCCGTTCTCGTGCGTCGACTGCCCGCTGCCGCAGGTCGCGCAGCACGGCTCGCCTTCCGCGATCTCACGGTTCGGCGGAAAGGCTGGGACGCGCGGCGTGGCGCACCGACCTTTACCCCAGCCGAAGCCGCGTTGGATGAGGACTATCCCCATTCAGCGCGCCTCGCGGACCGGGTCGCTGTGCGCATAGCGCAGATGGGCGAGCATCGCGGCCGCCGTGCGGTCGGCATCGAGGGACGACGTCTGATGCCCGCAGCTCCCGCAGGTGAGCGTGTAGACGATGACCTGCTGAAGGGCCTGCGCCATCTACCCGCGTGGGCCCATCGTTGCGGAAGGAGGAGACGTCGATCGGGGGCGACGCCTCCACATAGGGTGGGGTTCCTCGAGTTGTCAGAGAGGAAGGACGGCGCGACCGGGGATCGCGCCAGCCTCGGGGGTGCGTCTCGCGGACGAGAGCACCGGGTCGCCTTTCAGCTTCCGCCCGAACGCAGTACCGGCAAGCTCGACCGGGTGCGTCTAGTTGCGTCCAGTAGCGTCTAGTTGCGTTCCGGCGGGTCACAACCGTCGCGGTGGAGTGCGACACTACTCGGACCCTATCGATGTTTCTCGACCATCCGCACGCACCGGGTCGCCTGCTCGAAGTGGCGCACGTCGCCCATCGGCTCAGCGTCAGTGTGGAATTCGTCCGCCGGCTGATTCGGACCAAGCAGCTCCGGGCGATCCGCATGGGGCGCCGCTGGCGGGTGGCGGAAGTGGACCTGATGGCTTGGATCGACGCGCAGCGGGTGCCGGTCGAAGTGCCGGTACCGGGCCAGCATCGGGGACGGGACGGGCCGCGGCCGCTGCCGAACGCGAGGAACGCCTGATGCAACGTCGCGGATTTCTCGGGCTGCTGGGCGCGGCGGTGGCGGCGCCGTTCGCGCCGGGGTCGGCGGCAGAACACGTTGCGCCGGTCGTGCAACACGACGCGGCGACCCTCACGTACTCGATTCGAGTGACCGACGAGTTGGTCGAGGACCTCGGCCCACGGGTCGCCGATGCCATCCTCCGCCAGATGAAACTGCAGGGCGCGCGGTTCTGATGGCTGCCCGCGCCACGTGGAAAGGGTTCCTGAAGATCAGCCTCGTCACGATCCCGATCAAGGTCTTCCCCGCCACTGAGTCCGCCGCGTCCCTTTCCTTCAACCAGCTCCACGCCGAGTGTCAGACGCGGATGCAGCAGAAGCGCTGGTGTCCGACCTGCGCTCGTGAGGTGCCGAGCTCGGAGATCGTGAAGGGCTTCGAATTCGAGAAGGGCAAGTATGTTCTGCTGCTCGACGACGAGCTCGACGCGGTCGCCCCACCATCGACAAAGGTGATCGACCTGGTGCAGTTCGCGAAGGCCTCCGCGCTCGACCCGATCCTTATCGATCGCACGTACTATCTCGCGCCCGACGGCGAGCGGGACACATACGGTGTCCTCCGTGCCGCCATGGCCGGCCTCGTCGGCATCGGCAAGCTCGCGTTGTACGGACGGGAGTTTCTCGTGGCCGTGCGCCCGCTCGAGCGCTCACTGGTGCTGCATACCCTGCATCACGCGGCCGAGATCCGGTCGATTGCCGAGATCGAAGAGGAGCTGCACGCGGGCCTGCCGGTGCATCTCGATCTGAAGACGGCCGAGATCGCGCTCGCGCGTCAGGTCATCGCGGCCTTCACCCAGCCGTTGAACCTCGCGTCCTTCACGGATGACTATCAGGCCGATCTTCGTCGGCTCATCGATGCGAAGATCGCGGGCCAGGAGATCGTCCTGCCGAGCGTCGTCGACGTGCCCCCCGTACTGACGTTGAAGGCGGCGCTCGAGCAGAGCCTCGCGGCCGTGAGCGCCGCGAAGAAGATCCCGGCGAAGGTGTCGCCGGCGGCCAAACGGAAACGCGCGTAGCACAGAGGCGACTGAAGATGGCACGACCCATCGTCCCCTCCCCAATTCGCCGCGGCACCCTGAAGCGCGTCGTGCGCGACAAAGGGTTCGGCTTCATCGCCGACGGCCAGGGCGCCGAGTACTTCTTCCATCGGAGCGCCGCGGACTTCGACCTCGAGGCGGTGGACGAAGGGGCCGCGGTCACGTTCCTGCCCTCATCCGGACCGAAGGGGCCGCGCGCGGAAGAGGTCCGCCTGGCGGACGAAGCCTAAACCTATGGCCTCCCGCACGTGGCACCAGCTGCACCCCTATCGTTTCCCGCTGCGGACCCGCCTGAAGATCGTCCACGTCCGGTGGATGCACACGCGAACCTGGCGGGAGCGCTGGCACGACCTGGCGTATCTGATTCGCGGGTGAGCGCGACTCCCCCGCCGGAGTTCTCGCGTCGGCGCCGGCGGTGGATGCATCACTCGAAAGGACGAAAGCACGACATGGGACAAGCCTTCGACGACCGCGGCAATCCGCTCGGATCGGGCGTGTTCGGTGACACCAAGCGCGAGGTGTTCGACAAGCTGATCAATCTGCATCCCGACGCGCACGAACTGCGGATTAAGTCCGTCGAGGACACGCTGGCGGAAGCAGACAAGCGGCTAGCGGCGCAGGATCCGCTGCAGCAGTTTTTCACCTACGCGCATCTGCCGGAGAAGCTGCAGGCGGTGAGCCGCCCGTTCTGCGACTTGGCGAGCCTCATCGTCGACACGCTGCCGCGCAATCCCGAGCGCACCGTCGCGCTGCGCAAGCTGCTCGAGGCCAAGGACTGCGCCGTCCGGGCGCTGCTCTTCACCTGAGAGTGCGCGGCAGCCTCCGTATGGCGAAGGCCCATGTCCCCTTCTCGCCGCCGGTGACCGCGGGCATCGTCGACGGCCGGTTGACCGTGAACATCGTCCAGGCGTACACGCGCTGCGGCGTCTCCCGGCGGACGATCTACAACTGGATGCGCACCGGGAAGGTCGAGTACCTGCGGACCGCCGGCGGATCCATCCGGATCTTCGAGGATTCGTTATGGACACGTTCCCGCTGACGTCCCCGGCGTCGATCCTGCGCGAAATCGATCGGCTCTACCATCTACTCCCTGCGTACGACACCGGCAAGGTCAGCCCTGAGCTGCTGATCAAGGAAGCCGAGATCCGACGGCTCGTGGAGCAGTTCAAGGCGGCAAATGAAGCCATCTATACGCGATGGGTCAATGAGGGTGAGTCGGAGGCGGAGGCCCCGCGCCGGCGGATCGCGTAGCACGCGACGTCGGCGGTGAATCACGAACGCGCCGTCGTCTGCACTTCCCACCGGTGCCCGCACTTCGGACAGACGCGAATCTTCCGGCGGCGCGGTTTATTCGCGCGCCAGAGGGTACGCCCTGCACGGTGCGCCGCTTCGCGGGGCGGTGACGGCACCGACGCCAGCGGCAGACCGACCGCCATCGCGCGCTGCCGTTCGTCAATAAATAGCGACACCATGGTCGCGGTCCAGTGCTCTCCGAGCGCGCGGTGGAGCACCGGCACGCGCTCGCCCGACGGTAACGGCAGCGCGGCGCGATGATGCGTCCATGAAAGCCCGGCGACGCGCATGTCCATGGGGAAGGCCTCCGCGACGCGCGCGGCCTGCGACAGCACCGCATAGGTGAACCCGGTGATCTCCTGGGCCCGGCCGTACTTCGCGCTCACCAGCGCGGCCCGCTCGCCGTAGACGATCCAATCACCGATGCTCCAGTTCGTCGCGTTCGCGATCTGGCCGAGCCGGGTGCCGATCTGTTCGAATTCCGCATTCGACAAGTCCCGCGAGACCACCAAACCGCGCGCGGTGAGGCGATACCCGTCCGCGCCGTCGGTGGCCGCGAGAGGCGCCGCCGCCGCGCTAGGGACGGCCGCCAACTTGCGGGCAAGGTCGCCGACGTGCGGAGCGAGGCCGATGGAGCGCATGGATCAACCTTCAGGTCACCGCGCAGCCGACTTCGCCGCCGGTTTGCGGGCCTGCGCTTCTGGTCGATCGCTGCAGCTCCCGCACAGCCCGCGCTCGATCAGATACGCGGTGGTCAACCGGACGCCACAGAGGACGCAGCGATCGCCGGTGGGCGTCGAGACATCCGCGCCGGGATGCAGCACCGCCTCGGCTGGCGTGACCTGGCCCTGGAGTCGGCGGCCAACGGGCGCCGCCTTCGGGCTGTCGTCCTCCGGCAAGAACCCGGTGCTCTTCGTCGCGCCGGTCACCTTGAGGAATTCCACTTCAACCTTCGCGGAGTCGACGAGGACCCTGGCCACGTCGGCGACGGTGCGCGCGCGATCGAGCTCCATCGGCGTGTCCTTGTCCTTGAGCGCCGCCAGGGTGTCGAAGAGGTGACTACGCAGATCGTCGATCGTGTTCGCCATCGCGGGTTCTCCTGCGAATCTTCCGGTTCAGCGCGCCGAGGAGCTGCACGGCCAGGGCGAGGGGCTTCGGGAAGTTCTGGACGGTGTTGCGTGCCATCAACTCGCGGCGCGTGATGAGGTCGAGGTTCTCGAGCCGGACATCGGTCCGATCGTGGTTCCGAAACACGAGCGCATGCCCGGCGGGCACCGGGCCGTGGGCGCGTTCCCATACGAGGATGCTTTCCAGCTTCCAGTTCACCGTCCACGGGCCAGGCACCGCCGAGATCTTCCGATAGAGATACCCGTCGACGAGGCGCGTGCTGCCGACCGGTTTGAACCGCCGCTTCGCGACGCCGTTCAGCACGCCGGGTTTGAACTGCGTCTCCTTCATGCGTCCCGGCGACCAGCCCGGCCGCCGCAGGCCTTTGTTCGCCGGGACGTGCCCCTTCGAAAATCGGAAGGCAGCGCCGACGTGATCGCCGCGCCGCAGTCGACAGGCGTCCGTACTCGCGAGATAGGCGGCACTCTTGTGCAGGCCCAGTAGTCCTGCGCGTCCGTAGACCGACGAGAGGCTGCGCCGCAACCGCCGCGCGAGCGTCGACGTGCGCATATGCGGATAGTGCCGACGCAGTTCGCGATCGTCAGCCTTGCTCCAGAGGCGTTTGCCGGCGCGAAACCGATCGCGCGCCATCAGAGCGCCTCCAGGTCCTTCTTGCGAATCCGAATCCCGCCCCGTCCGGTCAGCCGATGCGGGAGCGCGCCGTCCTGGATCAGCCGTCGCAGGTCCACTTGCGGGAGGCCGGAGACCGCCGAGGCTTCCTGCAGGGTGAGAAAGATCTTCTCGAACCTCTGAGAACTCTGCGAACTCTCAGAACTCTGAGAAGTCGCCGCGCGCAGCGCCGCCGCGAGCTCGGCCAGCCCGGACGTCCACGCCTGCCGCGGGTCGTGCGGCTCGAGCGGGGCTGGTGTGGATCGGACGATCGCGCCGGCGCCGTGGCCATTCCCGTTCCCGACCGCCGGTAAAACGAACGGGAGGGCCTCTCCGCGGCGCTCAGCGGCGATTCGAGCAACGTCCGAAGGGTCATACACGGCCAGCGGCATGCCGCGCCCGTCGCGCCGCCAGACCGCCTGTTCGATTTTCCGGTCCTTCGCGAACTGCTCGACCGTTTTCGTCGAGCACCCGAGGTGCTCGGCGGCCTGCTGTTTGGTCAGCCAGGTGGAGTAATCAGGGGGCGTCATGTCCGGGGACCTTCTGGAAGCTCTGAGAGCTCTGAGACGTTCCCCGTGGAACGTGGCGACGCGAGGGTCAACGACTTCGGATCGACGCTCCGCGTCACGATCCGCCCGAGGTCCGCCTGAATCTTCACCCGCACGCGCGTCTTCGAAAAGCCGACGACGACGGCCGCGAGCCGCCCGTCGGGACTCTGCCCGAGTTCGACTTCGTAGCCGTACGTGCCGATGCCGGGTTTATAGCGGACTTTGTCGCCGACCTTGAATGTCATCGACGTGCCTTTCCTGCTTTCAGCCCCACCCGCACTGTCCGGACCCCGCCGCGACACCGCGGCGAGCGGCCGCGATGCACTTCGAGCACGGCGATCGCGCCGCTCCAGCCATCGAGGTGCTTCGGGAAGCGCAACGTCCCGCCCTTCCGACAGCGCTCACAGCGCCACGTCCAAGTGAAGTGCTCGCGAGCCATCAGCGGCGCGGCCTTCGAAGTAGCCGCCGTCGAGCCGCCGCGGCTGCGGCCGGCATCGCCTGACCGACCAGGAAGCCGTGCTCCTGGACGAACTCCGCGAGCTCGCGCCGGCCGGCCGCAGTCTCGGTCGCTTTGTCGAGCGGTACACATTCGGTGCACAACGTCATCGCCCGATCCGCCCAGCCGCACCCGTTCGCGCAGGGGTTGTCGTACGTGCAGGCACACCAGCGGCAGCGCCCTGGCCTGAGAAGGCAGGCGAATCGTCAACGCACCCAACGTTCCACCGACAAGCCGCTTCTTCATCGCGGAAGCTCCATGGGGACCACCAGGCCGTAGAAGGTGCTGACGGCCCGCAGCACGTCCAGACGGTCCGCACGGGACAGCGGCTCAAGCGCGTCGGCGACCTGCGCGAAGGCCTGCCGCTTGCCGTCGGGGGTGGTGGGCGAGGGTGCGTCCTTCTCTTTCGCCATTACGACTGCACCTTCGACTTCCCCACCGGCCCAAACGTGATCGTCTTGTCGGGCCACAACGTCCGCACGCGCGCTTTGAAATCGTCCGGCCCGATCGCCTGCAGCCGCGTCACCTGGCGCGTGCCCACCCAGTGGTCAGGCAGGTCACTCATCCAGACGGTCGCGATATACCAGGACGTGATCGACTCGGTCATCGTCAGAGACTCGCGGTGTCCAACCACCACGCCACGAAGAACGTCACGCACCGGCGGTTGCCTCGCGGATCCAGGAGCTGCCCGACGACGATCGGGTCATTGCCGACCTGGTTCTGGACGATGCCCATCTGGTCGAATAACTTCAACGCCATCGCCTGCTGCGTGGCCTGCAGGATGCTCGGCTTGACGACACTGACGGGAAAGTCCACCACGTCGTAGTCGGCCGACGTGTAGCGGGTTTTGATGATCGGTTTGCCGTCATAGTTCTTCGCCTCGTATTCCTCCGAACTCGTGAAGACGCGTTCGTCGACGTAGCGTCCCTCCCCGGCAGGCAACAGTTCAGGCTTCGCTTCAAATTTCGAGCTCCGCGAGTAGTCGTCAGTCGTTTCCCGTTGTTTGCCGCGCCGGACGCGGACCGCGAAGATGTCGATCGGAAAGTTGGGAACGACGACGTAGCCAGCCTCGACCGCGGCCTTGAGCTTTTCGTAATAGACGATCCGCTTCGCCGTGCGATTGACGGCGGCCTCGATGCCGCGCATCTTCAGGCCGGCCGTTTCGGCGATCTCAAGGTTCGCTTCCAGGTCCGCGAGTTCGCGCTGCACCGCGGCGACCTTGCGATCGCACCAGGTCATCAGGTCGGTCTGCGCCGGCACCATATCGGCCGGCGTCAGCGCCACGAGTGTGAGATCGTCCGCGGCGGAAGGCTCGACAGCAGTCTCGACAGGTTCATCCATGTCACTTCTTCCTCTCTCAGCACGCCGCCACGCGGCGCGATAGGGCAATCTCCCGCACACAATCCACTTCTCGCGCGCAGCGCGGCTCGTGTGGACACCCGCCATACGCCCGCGTACGAATCAGGCGCGCGTCGTCGAGTTCGCGGCGACTGAGAGGCGCCTCCTCGATCGGCCCGAGGGTCAGCTGCACCGGCACGCTGACGGCGCGATCGAGAAAATCCGCCTTCACGCGCAGGACGTGCAGGCTGCGATTGCTGCCGGCGATCCAGGAGCGGTCACTTTTCGGATTGGCATCGGCGACGACTTGCCAGAGCTGCAGCGCCATCGCCTGAAGGCGCTCGAGCGGGCGCGCGCGAAGGAGGTCGGCCACCAGGGCGCCGTCGTACTCGAGGCTGAGGCGACTCTGAGCGCCGTGGTTGTGACGGGGGTAGGTGTCCGTCCACCAGTCGAGAAAGCGGAGGACGGTCTCGGTTCGACCGCCACTTTGGCGGTCCTGATCACTACTACTAGATGTTGAAGTACTAGTACGTACTGGTAGTACGTGATTTTCGACCGCCACTTTTTCGAAATCAGGCCCATTTTCTCGACCGCCACTTCCGTTTCGACCGCCACTTTGGCGGTCGAACCCACTTTCGACCGCCACTTTGGCGGTCGACTCGTCGCGATCGGCGACAATTTTCAGCGCCTCCGGATCCGCCGTGGCGAGTCGCTCGAGCACGATCCGGTACGTCGTCCGCCCGCGATTGTGTCGCTCCGTCACCTCGAGCCAGCCGTCGTCCACGAGGCGTTCGAGCGCGCGCTCGACCGTCCGTAGGGGCACCTGACTCTTCGCCGCTAACTCCGCGTTCCAGGGCCGCACATTCGTCCCGTCACTGCGCCACGCGTACCACCGGGCGAGCGCCGACAGCACCGCTTTGTCCGACGCCCGTTGAAACCGCGTCCATTGGATCCGCTGCTCGATGATCGAGAGCTGGTGACTCATCGATCGACGCGAGCGCAGCGAATTGAGACAAAAAATAAAGTCGCGAACGATGGTCCGCGGCGTCTTCCCCATAGGGGAATTCCGCGATACTCTGAACGGGTCAACTGTGAATCCTTCCTCTAAGGGTTCACTCCGCCAAGTCCCATTTCCGCGCTCGTCTCGACGTTATGCTTTGGCCGGCAACCACGTCGGACGAGTGCGGGATCGGGGTTCTGCTAACTCACGTTCCTAACTTCCTTCCTCCGTCCGTTTCTTACTCGGCACAATCCGTCGCATCGACGCTAAGTAGCCTTCAGCCTTGGCGTCCTGACGTCGACGTCGCACCATATAGCCACTGATCACAGCCACCGCGGCGACGATTGCAACGACGACTATCACGCTCAGAGTCTGAGCCTCCCTTGACGCGCCTGGACGCACGACGGACAGCCACACGCGGGATCGTGATCGGTGCGAGCGACCGGCTGCGGGACGTACGGAGCGCGATCGCTGCCGTCGTCGCTCACGACCACCGCGAACAACGGCCGCTTCAGAAGTGCACAGGTCAGCGGGTAGACAGCTTGCGTCATGACGACCCTCGCATTTGGGCCGGCCGCCAGCACGAGTCGTGATCAAGGAACTCGTGAACACCTGGCGCGCCGGCCCTCTCTTGGGTGTAATTCACGGGAGGCCATCGCGCTCGTCGTCCTCCCCATCGTCTTCGTCGTCTCCGTCGACGGCACGATCGATCGCATCGAAATCGACCTCGCCCGCTCCATCGACCTGCGCCGCGAGCGCGCGATCGGGCGGCAGTTGCACGCTCATCAACGGCCGTGGCTGGGACTGCTCCACCGCTTCGAGCGCCGCGGCTTTCGTGCACGGCGTGATGGCGTAGATGGAGCCCGCGCCGATCAGTTTCGTGTAGCCGGCGACCGCGCCTTCCTTCACCGTTGTGCCAGCCGGGACGTACCGAGAGTCGACATAGCCGGGTTGCTTCGTCACGCGCTCCCGCTCCGCCAGTTCGGGCACGTCGATCCGGAACAGGACCGCCTGGCCGTAGGCTTCCGTCGTCACGTAGCCAACGTAGCGCTGATGGCCGAGGACGTCGACAATCGCCCAGCCGTCGAACTTCGCTTGCTGGGGATCCATCAACTTTCTCGCCTCGCAAACGGTTCCGCCACCTTCAGCCAGTCCCGCACATTGAGTTGCGACTCAGGATCCTTCAGCAGCTCGTACGCCTCTCGCACCAACTGCCGCAGGATCGGCAGGTCCCGATCGTCGATCCGCGTCCATTCATCCGCCAGGACCACGGTCAGTTTCAGCAGCAGGTTCACGACGTCGTCCACTTCGTGCGCGACCAGCAGCAGATCTTGGACTTCCGCCAGGCGGGCGCGCCAATGAGGATCGGCGGGGGCGACATGCAGCGTGGTCATCAGCCGCTCACGACGTCGGCGTCGGCACAGGTGAACGTCTGGACGGGTTGGCCGGCGCCGTCGATCCCGCCGCGCTCGAGCATGACAATCCGCCGGGCATCCGTGTCGTTGATCACGAGCGTGTGCTCATCGCGCCAATGCAGCGTGGCGGGGGCGCCGTTGATCTTGACGGTCGCGCGATCGCCGAGGCTGAACGTCGCGGCCATGCACATGATGAACATTCAGGCTGGCGCTCCCAGCGCGAACGCGGCCTCGAGCCACACCGTCTCGAGTTGCTGCCAGATCTCCTCTTCGTGGCTCCAATCGAGCACGTGCGGAATGCCGGCCTTCGCGAGATGGCGCGTTGACGCCTGCATCGCCCGTACGGTGTAGGCCATCGCCAGCACCGCCGAGCGGCGGCCGTCGGCGTCCGAACTCCCGTATAGGTCCACCAGGTGGAAGAACGCGTACAACGCGCGCCAGTCCTGGCCAGTCAGTGGAGCGAGCGCGTGCTTGTCCTTCAGGCGATTGCGGACCCACGCCGGGCCCGACTTACAAAATGGCTTCTCTGCCGGCATCGTCGCGCCTCCCTGTTACCATCACCGCCGTTATCTGACTCCGATCATTTCCGCGCCAATCCCGCGCCGCCTACTTGACCTTTGCCAAGATTCTCGACCCGCTGCGGGCGGAAGAGCGACAACTGCTGCGGCCCGTCCCGCGGGCCGTACTTCTTCGGCCGGAACCGCCGCACGCCGCGCAGCCGCGCCTCGGTCCGCCGCTCGACCAGGCGCAGGACGTCGCGCTTGTGGAACAGCCGCCAGCCGGCCCGGGTGCGCACGCACGGCAGTTGCTCCTCCCGCTCTAGATACCGCACGCCTTCCCGGCTGACCTCGAGCGCGCGGGCGACGTCGCCCGTGGTGAACTGCTCTGCTAAAATGTGCGCGCGCATGGCTCAGGACTCCCGGTCCGAGGTCATGTTCCCTGGCAGAGGGCCGCGGTTGCCTGGGGAGGCTTTGGCCGTGGTCCCTGCCGCTCTCCTACCTGCAAACTGCACTTTCGAAATGCAGTTTCTGAACCTCTCTCTTTAGTGCCTCCGTTCGGCCTCGTCGCTCGTGATGTTCACCGACACCCGGCCGGCGGCCATCTGCTCCTGCATCGCCTGCAGCGCCAACTCGGACATTCGCAGGCGCGATGCGGAGTCCGCCCGCATTGTGTCGATCCAGACCTCAATCCTCGCGAGCAGCAGCACCCACGTGCTGAGGACCACCACATTCCATGAATCCCACATGCCCGAGCGGTACTGCCCGCGCACGATGTCGTTCGCGACGATGCCGACGTCGAACACAATCGCCGACCAGATCGCCACCATGGCGAAGGTCCTCAGGGTCATGGCGGGCCGACGATCTCCCTGGTGCCCTTTCACGCGACGTCCTCGGCCTCGTCGAGTTCGTCGACGGCCCGGCGCAGGTTCCGTATCGCCGCGCGGCGCCGTGCTTTCGGATCGGTGTGCCCGAAGGTATCCGCCAGCGCGCGACAGACGCTGGCTTTCGCGGCGAGGTCGCACAACTCCAACCGCTCGAACTTGAATTTGCCGCTGTCGAGGTCCCGACAGAGCTGGCCCTGATCCATCTGGCCCATGTAGTAGGCCGCCGCTTTGAAGCTGCCGTAGTGCCGTAGGAGGGCGTCTTTCACGATCATCGTCATCGCGATTGACTGACGTTGACCGCCATAGCCACTCGGTTCAGCGTCGTCAACACGCTTGATCTCCATCGGCGGCAACGGGGTTTGTAGGCTGGGTTTCATGAGGCCTGCCGCAGCGCGCCGAGCGTCGCCCCGTCGAGAAATTCCTGCACAAGGCGCCCGCTCCACCGCTTCGAGCCCATCGGCTTGCGGAGCTCGAATCGGCGGAGCTTCCCGCCGTGATGCCAGTCGTAGATGGTGTTCAGGGATTTACCGAATGCGCGGACGAGGTCGTGCGCGTCGCACGCGGCCGGGAGAGTCTCCCCGACAGCCAGCGGGGGCGGCTTCGGGCGGAAGGCGCGGCTCATGACGCCTTGGCCTCGGAATCGAGCAGGCTTTCGAGATCGAACCCATGTTCACGTGACAGCCTGAGTGCGACTTCCCGGCTCGGAATGCGCGCGCCGGTCACGTAGAGCGACAACATGTTCGGCGTGAGGCCCAGGTCCCTGGCGATCTCGTTTTGCGTTTTGCGCCGAGGCTGCGCGTCGACGTACGCCCGCAGTGTCTTGAAGCGAGATTGTCGTTTCACGTGGCGAGACTACGCGTACTGTCTCACGGTGTCAACACATCTTTCTCAGAGCGAGAATTGTAATTCTCTACACTTATCTCCGCGTGGATGTTGTCGCCAAGGGGTTGCTTCAGCGCGTCGGGGAACTGCTCGCGGCGCGGCAGGACCTGTCACGGGCGGAGTTTGGCCGCCGGATCGCCCGCGGCCACAGCTGGACCAGCGAGTTCTTCGCCGGGCTGCGCACCCACGAACGATCTGCGGTTGGTCCTCAAGATGGCCCGAGTCTTCGGCGTCTCCGTGGGGTATCTCCTCGGAGAGACGGACGATCCGCTCGATCCGGGCGCGGCCACACTTCTGGCGACATGGCACGTGTCGGACGCGGGCGATCGGGATCTGCTGTTGACGCTGGCGGCAGGCTTGCGGCGACGGGCGGGTGATTCAACCGATCCAGCAGACGCAGCGCCAACGCCCGGTCCGATCGACGAGCGCGGGCGTAAACGCGCAAAAGCTGACGAGCCTCCGAAACGGAAACGGTAGCGGGAACCACGACGACGCGAGACGGCGTGCGCATCGGCCCTCCACGAAGCTGAACCGTAAAGGAAGGGCAAACCCTAACGCGCGGCTTTGCGCAAAGCAACGAGGAATCCCGACAGGGCGGCAGATTTTTTTGGGACGCGGGCGGAATTTGGATCGACGAGAGATGTCTGAGACGTCGGGCTGACAACGCGATGGGCCGTCACGGCGCGCGACGCAAGATCGCCAAGAACATCTACATCGACGCAGCGGGCTACGCCTCCGTCGTGGTGCAGGTCCGCGGCGAGCAACAGGAGCTCCGGTTCGACCCCGGCACCGAGATCGAGATCCTCGAGCAGCAACGCGACCAACTCCGCGCGGACCTCCACGACCAAGCGCCGGCAAGCGCGCGCGGCACCCTCGCGCACGACGCGGTCAGGTACTTGAAACAGATCGCCGGCCGGCCGGGCTTCAAGGCGGACCGCTCGCACCTGCGCGCCTGGCTCGACAAGTTCGGACCTCGCCAGCGGTCGCGCATCGACGCCGGCGACGTCCGCACGGCGATCGCGGAATGGCGCAAGCACGGCACGCATGTCGGCGGCCGCGGCGCCCGCGTCCGGAAGGCCACAAAGGCGCCGGCCTCCGAGAAAACTCTGATGGAGCGGTACCGCGTGCTGCGGCATCTGTACAAGACGCTCGACGGTCCGAAGGCAAAGACGCCGTGCGACGACGTCGATCGACCGAAGCCGGCGGCCGCCACGCCGGTCGGCGTTCACATCAGCCTCGTCCAGAAGGTGGCCACTGCGCTCGAGGCGCGCGCTCGAGGGACCAAGGTCCGCAGCGGCGAGCGGCAGGACTTCGCGCGGTACCTGATGCTGACGACAACGCTCCAGCGCCCGGCGCAATTGATGCGCGCGATCGCGGAAGACTTCCACCTCAGCTCGCAGTTCTGGATCGTGCGCGGCGCCAAGGGCGGCCCGACGCACGCGATTCACCTGAACAAAGAGATGCGGCAAGCAGTGAAGCTGTTTCTCGCCGCCGGCGCGGTGGGCCGGTACAACGACAAACAGCTCCTGGCGCTGGCGCGCGCGCATGGTTGGCCGGCGACCATCCCGCTCTACAACGCGCGGCACTCCGGCGCGATCGATGCGATCGAAGCCGGCGCCGACCTCGGTGATCTGCAGGCGATGCTCGGCCACGCGAGCATCGACACAACGCGGCGGTTCTACGCCGGTATCCTTCGCCTACGGCAGAAGAACGTCGGCAAATCCCTTGAGGGGCGGCTGAAGATCGGGTGATTGGCGTGGGGCGTGCCAAATAATCGTGCCAGACCGTGGCTTGGCACCCCTCGGAATCATTCGGGAAACTTCGGGTTTCCTCGGAGATGGCCTGAATCGAAACCGGCCCGCAAAAGTTAGCCCAGTACGTGAAAACGGCCCGGAAATCCGGGCCGATTGAGTGGTTGCGGGGGCGGGATTTGAACCCGCGACCTTTGGGTTATGAGCTTACCGACGACTCTCGATTGTGTTGATTTGGTTCAACGAAACGCTGGGTTTTGGTCAGTGCCAAATAAACGTGCCACACGATGGCCCGGTGTAGACTCCTGAACCGAGACGGTCCGATCCGGAGATCGGCCGCCAGTGCAGGAGGGTTGTATGAAGTCACTCCGCGAGTACCAGCTGAACCTGAACCCGGAGACCGCCACGGGCGAAGGCGTCACCTGGGGCACGGCGTTCGACCCGCCCATTCATGCTACGGTCAACGGCATCCCCGCGCGCGTCCTGGCTATCGGGAATCTCCCGGGCGCTTCGGACGTCTGCCTCTGCTCGGACACGACGGGCTTCATGGGGCCGATCAAACGCGCCGACATCACCGTGACCGATGGCGCGTACCTGCCGCTCAAGGGCGAATTGCCGCAGCAGACGACGCGCTAGGCGTCACGCGTCTGGCTGGCGATCCTCGAGCCGCAGCGCTACCGGCCAACTCGCCAGCAGGATCATGTGCAGCGCCCGCTCGAAGAGCGTCGGAAACCCGAGCGTCACTTCCCGTCCAGTCTGATAGGTGACGTAGAGGAAGAACCTCATGCGGCCGCCGCGTCGAGCTGCGCGTTCATGATCACGGCGCAGGCCGGGCAGATCCCGTGACTCACCGTGCCGGGATAGGCGCGGTTCAAGGCGACGAGCTGCGGGCGTGTGCAGCAATACGCGCAGGCCGTAATCAGCCCGTTGGGCTCGACGTCGACGCGGGTGTTGTGCAAGGTCGTCATGTTAGAGAGTATACGGCATAGCCGTATCAGTGTTCAAGAGCCATAATTGACGGCCGATACGGCTATGACGTAAAGTGTCGAGTCGATGACGACTGAGGACGCGCGCGATCTCGTCCGCGATCTCCGCGCGCGGTTAGGGGAGGACACCGCCACGTTTGCCGCCCGCTGGCGCCGGTCAGCGCGCACGATCGAGGATTGGGAGCAAGGGCGCCGGCAGCCGGACGACTTCGTGCTGGACGGGATGCGGGCGTTGGCCGCGAGGACGAAGAAAGCCACGGCCAAGAAGAAGGCGAAAGCGAAGGGGCCGAAACCGTAAGTCGAGATTCGTCGCTATCTCCCCGGCGATCAACTAGACTGCAGTCCTCCCCTCCTTCCACCCATCGGCCCGTTGAAAGACCCTTCATGAAATCCACTACAGCACTTTTCGCGATGGTATTCCTCGCGCTCGTCAGTGTGCCCGTAATCAGCGCTCAGACGCTTGCCGAGGCCTCTGCGAAAGCGAAGGCCGACCGCGCCAAAGGCCAGCAGTGGCCCGCCTCCGCGAACACGGTCCCCGTGTTTGATCCGGCGGCCGCTGCGGCAGTGGGCACGCCAACCGGCGACGTGACGGTCGCGAGCGGCGTTGCTCTCGAGACGATCAAGACGACCGCGACCTCAACCACCACGACGACCGTGAAGGACGAGACCTACTGGAAGACCCGGATGCGCGGCGTGGTGACTAAGCTCGCCGACGATCAAGCCTACCTGGCGGCCGCCGTCACGAACGAACGGACTCGCAACACGGAAGTCCATCGCAACATCGATGACATTCAGGCAATCAGTAATCGGCGCCAGCTGGCGGTGGCCGAGGGCCAGTGGCGGGATGCGGTGGCGGAGGTCAGCCGGTTGAAAGCGCTGGTCGCCAACGACACGCGCGCGAAGGCCGATCTCGAGCTCGAGGCGCATCGCGCCGGCGTGCCTCCGGGCTGGCTGATTCTCGAGTAGCGCTTGGCACGACGCTCGCAGCAGAGGTGGCCATGAAGACGATCCCGATCGTCGTCGGCCTGCTGATGATAGCCACGCCCGGCTTTAGCCAGTCCCGGGTCTACACCAACGCGGATCTGACCCCTCGCCCGGTGACAGCCTGGACCCGAACGGTGACGCCGGCGGAGCTCGCCAGTCTCGAGACGCGCCAGTTCAGGCCGTCTTGGAGCCCGTCGGAACGGCCGGGTGGCCCGGTCGTGGTGATCCTCCCGGACACGCCGCGCTTCGCCCCGTTTGCGCCCACCAGCACGCCCACCCGGCCGTTGAGTGAACCCTGGTCGATGACCACCTATCTCGGGGGCCATGGGTCCGGGCGGGGTCACGGGTCGGGCCGGCACGGCGCGGTGTCAGGGCCGGGGATTCATCTGGTCTACGGACGCTGACAGACGATCTCGTTTCGCGCTTCGACGTACCGCACGTCGTAGCGGCGCACGCCGTCGTTCTCGAAGGTGCAACCGCACGTCAAGGTAATCGTCACGCATCCGCCAGTCCGCGCCACGCGCGCGGCGACATCAGGGCCTTCATCAGCCGATAACAGTCGTCACACACGACCTCCATCGTCTGGCTGTAATAGACGTCCCCGAATTCGCGGCGGGCTTCCTCGCGGGCCTTCGCCTCGGTCCAGCCATCAAGGAAGGTGCCGCCGCACGCCGCGCACGTGTACGTCCTTGGCATCACGGTTCCTTGAGCGTCCGCTCCAATCTTCGTCGTTCGTCAGGGCGCCGTCGGCAGCTTAAACTTGTCGAGGAACGCGCGCCAGGCCTGCAGGTTCTCGAGCTCGGCCTTCGCATACGCCGCGCGCAGTTCCGGCGGCTGCAGCTGAATGCTGAGCAGCACGATCTGCGCGATCGTGTTCGCCAGGGTCAGCGCCGCCGTCAGCGGATCCATTCAGCACCACCCCCAGCGACAGAGCACCAAGGCAAAGAGCACAACGGCAATCAGCGCGATCCCGATCCGCCGATCCGCGATCCTCATCCTGTCGGCCACACCTTCCGCAACGCCGCGAGCAGGTCATCCGCCTGGTGCATCAACGCCCGCGTGAGCCGGATCGCCCGGCCGCGCGCGGTCCGCGGCGCATCGAAGGGAATCAGCGCCTTCCCCGGCGCGACATCGCACGCCGCCGCGGTCGCGTGATAGCCGCCCTTATGGCAGTAGGGACAGACGGCGACCGCCCTCATGGCGGCGTCAACGTGATCGTGTAGCCGAAGAGCGACCCGCGCACGCCGCGCCGTTGCCGCGCTTGGAGATCCGCCAGGACCAGCGCCTGCGCCTCGACCTTGTCGTCGAGGAGCTGCACCTGGAAGTGCAGCGCCATGATTGCCCCGCCCAGATCGAAGCCGTCCGGCGGCGTCACGATCGGCGGCGGATCGACGACGACCGGCGGCAGGGCCACGCCGGCGTCCAGGTCGAACGGCGGCGCGAGCGGTGCTCCCGAGCTCCCGGTCGGATTCCACGCCGGCACGTTGCCGTTGTCGGGCGGCCCGGCGCTGCCCAGACAGTCGATCCAGCCCGAAGGCAACGCGATGACGTCGTGCGAGTACTTCACGCCCTGATAGACGGCGCCGTTTTGCGCGGGCGGCTTCACGACGAGCTGCGCGCCCTCCCCACGCAGGGCCCAGGCGACGCGCCAGGTGATCTGCGCCGCGTCCTCGTTGGTCTCCCACCGCTGGCCGCGCGCAATCAGCATCGCTTTGACGCCGACCACGAGATCTGTGCGATCGATCATCGCTCACGCCTCCGTGTTCGGCCCGAGCTGCCCCGACCCGACGAACTGGCCCCACGCTTTGCCGACCGTCGCGCCGGTGCCGAAGACGCCGTACTTGGTCTTCGGCCAGGTGTTGCCGTCGATGTTCAGGTTCACCGCCAGCGGGCCGCCGGCGAAATACACCTGCGAGGTCATCCCGACCCCGGCAAACGTGTTGCCCCGGATCGTCAGATCTTCGGGGCCGCCGTTGAGCAAGATCATGCGCTGCGACCCGCCGTAGAGCGCCGGCTGCAGGTCGGTGAAGGTGTTCTCGAGAATCTGCACGCGTGCCAGCGTCAGGCTCGGCTGATTGTTGTCGCGCGCCAGGACGTTGATCGCCGCGGCGCCGTGGCTGAAGCGATTGCCCCCGACGACCACGTCCTCCACCGTCGACCACGGTGCCTTCCCGCCCTGGTTGCGCACCGTCAGCATCAACAAATACCCGTCCTGGCCGTGGCCTCCCCACGAACAGAAGATGTCGTTGTCCTCGATGGTGACATCACGCGCATTCTTGAGCTCGAGGACGTTCTTGACGCCGATGGCCTGTGCCTGCCAGGCGGCGTGCTTGCCGATCGAATTCCCGCGGATGACGATCTGGCGCGGTGACCGCGCCTCGCTCGTCGAGTCAGCACCGCCAATCATCACCGTCTCTGACCCGCCGGCGAGATTGCAGTCCTCGATAAGCAGCCCCGGCAGCATGTCCCACGCGCAGATGGCCTGCGTGTCGTCGCCCGGATACGCCCCGAAGCAGTCATCGACCAGACAGCGCACGATCGCGACGCCGCCGCCCCCGTTCGCGGCGATCCCGCGCTTGGCGCCTTTCACCGGGTCGCCCAGCACGCGCACGCGGTCGAGCCACACGTCGGCGCCGCTGATGGTGACAATGTCGGTGCCCGGCTTCCCGACGTTGCGAACCTCGAGGCCGGCGAGCTTCACGCCGTCACCCAGCGCGAGCCCGCCCAGAAATTGCGGCGCCGGCAGGTCGCGCGTCATGCGGCCCGGCGCCGGGGCCGTGCTGACGAGCGTGATGTGACTGAGGCGCAGCGGCGCCAGATAGACCAGGATCGGGTCGAGCTGCAGCGTGTCGCCGGGGACGGCGGCCGAGAGCGCCCGGTCGAGCGCGTCGGCCGTCGCGATCGGCGGCGCCGACGGCGGCACCGCCGGCCCGAGCTCGTCGAGAATCGTCTGCGCCGCCGCGCGGATCGTGGTGACGTTCATGAAGGCCTCACTGCAACAGATGATTCAGCGGCGCGCGAATGTAGGTCAGCGCCCGCAGAAAGCCGGCGCGGTTCGCCGCCAACTCCTCGGTCGTCCACACACTGTCGACGCGCCCGTCCGGCTCGAGCACGAGCCACACTTCCATCAACGCAACACTACCCACCCGACGATCCGACTGACCACGCGCTCGCACCACAGGCACAGGCACAGCCACATCCTCCGCTCTACGGGCGCGTCATCGCCGGCGCCGTCGACGGCTGCACCGTGCCGGACGGGGCCGGGACGTAGATCACCTGAGGCGCCGTCGCCGGCGACGACTTCAGGAAGAACGTGGCGAGGGCAATCATCAGCAGGATCGCCGCGATACCGACCTGCAGGACGGACTTCAGATTCTCCTGCGTGCCGTGGCGCCCGCTCTGCGCGCCGGCGTCCGCGGCGCGCTGCGCCGTCAGGTTGCGCATTTCGTTGACGAGCTGTTCCATCATCGGGTCGGCGACGGCCTGCTTGCCCTGCCCGGTATAGCTCGACTTCTCGAGCGCGGCGATCCGTTCCGTGATCGCGTTGACGGTGTTGGTCAATTGCGTCGCCAGGTTCTGCGCCGACGTGTTCACGGCCGAGCGCAGGGTTTCCGCCGTCGTCGCCGCCGACGCCGCGAGCGCCGTCACCGCATTGCCCTGCCGGTCCGCTTCCGTCTTCGCGGCGAGCTGATCCTGGCTGCGCACCGCATCGAGCCGCTTCGCCTCGAGCGCGTCGAGATCCTGCTGATGGGACGCGCGCAGCTTGACTTCGTGCCGGAGCATCCGCATCTCGGTCTCGACCCGGAGAATCTTCTCTTCCTGCAGCCGGCGCTCGGCGAGGCGCAGATCGTCCTGCCGGGTCGCGCCCGCTTCGAAGAGCTCGCGAACGTTCTCCGTCGGATCGACGACGGGTCTGCCGTCGGCATCGACCCCGAGCCCGACGCCCGTCATGGGCTGACGCCGGCGGAGGGCCGGCCCGCGTTCGCGCTCGACGTGGCGCCGTTCACTGCCGGCCATCAGTCGGCCTCCGTCGTCGTCGGGGGGACAATCTTCGCGACCTCGACCGCCACCGTCGCGCCCGGCGGAATCAGCGCGACCGGGCGGACCGTCACCAGGCGCAGTCCGATATTGGCGATCTTCACGAAGAGGGCGTAGAGGACGAGATACTTCGGCGGAATCGACGCGATGAGATCGGGATCGGCGAGGAGCGGCACCAGGGCAACGAGGGCTAACACGGCGTTCACGCGGAACGTGCGGGAGTTCCACAGCGAGATGGCGAAGTAGGTCACCGTCGGCGGAGGCCGCGCGGGATCGTCGGCCACGTGCGTCGGCGGGGGCGGCGGCCGATACATCGGCGGCAGGGCTGGGCTCACGTGTTGGACTCGATGAAGTCGCGGATGTTGACCCACACGTCGGCCTCCGCGAAGGCGGCGGTGACCTTCTGCTGCAGCGTCATCGCATTCCACGCCGCGATGCCCCGCGCGCGGACGATGAGCGCGCACGTAGCGAGCACATCCTTGCGGCGGCTGGTCGCCGTGAACTCCAACGTTCGCATCGTCGCCATATCGGCCGGCGTCGGCGCGGGCCCGAGTGTCGTTTCGTTCCACAACGCGAAGCTCTGTACCACGGGGCCCTCGGAATCGTCCCCGGCGAGCACGTAATCCACGAGCGGCAGGCCGACCTTCCCGCGTGCGGCGAGAAACGCCTGGACAGCTTTGTTGGTCATACAAAATACATCCCCGTCGCGCGGACGATCTTCCCGGAGAAATTCGCGTTCGTGATGGCGACCGCCGCCATCGTGAAGAACCCGAGCTGCGTGCCGACCGCCGCGATGAAATGCATGATCCCGGCGCCGTAGTCGGTGTACACCGTCGTCAGCGCACCCTGGAACGTGCCGCTCGTGAACGGCAGCCCACCGATCGCCGCCGCCAGGCCGCTCGCCGTCGCCGGATACTGAAGGGAAAACGCGACGGCGACGACGCGGCCGACCTTCGTGTACGTCCCGGTCCCCGACGCGAGCGTCAGGCCGGCGCCGCTGACATCGGTCGGCGTCCACGTGCCCTCTTCGTAATCGTCTAGGGTGTTGACATCCGCCGAGACATTCTGTGTCGCGGGGAATTTGATCTGCCCCGCGGCCGCACCAGATAGATCGAGCAGCCCCGCCGACGCCACCGTGCCCGTGAAGCTCGGTGCGGCCAAGGGCGCTTTCAGCGCATCGGCCGTGGTGGCAAACGCGGTCGTCGCGAGCTGGGTCGTGGACGTGCCGGCGCCGGCCGTCGGGGCCGTCGGGACGCCGGTCAGCGCGGGGGACGCCAGTGGCGCTTTCGCGGCGAGATCGGTGACGAGGTTCGTGACATCGCTTTCGACCACGGCGCGGAACGCCGGATCGGCGCCGGTGATGCCCCCGAGGAAGGTGCCGGTCGCCCCTTCCGCCGTGACGGTGACCGCGCTGGCGCCGTTGCCGATGACGACCCCGTTAGACGTCAGAGTCGCGACGCCGGTGCCCCCCTTGGGGACGGTGCGCACGGCGGCATCGGACGTGGCGACGGCCGCCGCGATCGCCGCATCGATCGAGGCCTCTAGCGCCAGCTCGAAGGCGGCGTTCCACACCGTGCCGGTCGTGCCGGTCCCGTCATCGTTGACGACAGTTTGTGGTGTCATAGCCATGGGCGTTACGCGCCTCCGCGCGCGACTCGCAATAGTTGTTCGAGGGTGAAGCGCGTCGAGGATCCCTGCGCCTGGCGCTTGGGCCAGCGCGCCGGATTGAAATCACTGATCGCGACCTGTTGCACTTTGAACGCTTGATTGACCGCGGTCGGCGCCGCCAGATTGACCGTGATGGTGCGGCCGGCGTGCGTGTTCGTATCGCGCGTCGTGTACGCGATGGCGACATCGAGCGCGCTGTGCGCGGCCAGCTGCGCCGTCCCCCGGGCGCGCGCCTCGGTTTCCGAAATGCGGCCGTCCTGAATCACGGCGCCTTCGATGATCCCGTCATCGACGGTGGGCAACATCCGCCCGGACATCTCGGCTTGCGCCGCGGTGTCATCGATCACGACGCGCAGGTTCACTTCGTCCCCGGCGCCGATGGGATACAAGATCGAGCCGACACCGTTGGCCGGAATGCCGAGCAGGGCCACGCACGTCGAGACGGTGGATCCTGACGGGACCGCGGCGGCGATCGAGCCGGCGCCCGTGGCCGGGATCCCGGTCAGCTGATTCGTCGACTTCCCGGTGTACCGAACCGGCATGTTGCCGGCGACGATGACCCAGCCCCCCGTGCTGAGGAACGCGGCGCCGCTCGACAAGTTCATCGTGATCGCGCCGGCCGCGGTCGCGCCGGATGTGACCGACACCGCCGATAACACCAGCCCGGAGGTATCCGTCGTCGGCGCGTTCGCGCCGAGGCTCGCATCCGGCGTGGTATCGGTGACGCCGGTTGTCGCGGTGTTGTTCGCGATCGTCTGTTGGAGCTTCAGCTGCGCGCCGCCGGCCGCCGTCCGGTACACCTTCCGGGAGGTCGTGCCGATCGGACCGGTCGGGACCACCGCGATCCACGCATTGTTGACCGGCGAGAACGCGACCCACGGCGCGATCTGGAAGGTGCTGCTGAATGGCGAATTGAAATTGTGCGGGGAGAGATCGAAGCTGATCTGCGCCGTCGCGCCGGCCGCGACGCCGTTAAAAATGTAGTCCATCAGATACCACGTCGTGCCCCCGCCATCGTTCCGGAAAAGGCCGATGTACCGGCCGATCAAATCGGTGCGCGAGATGAATGTCGCGCTGTACGCGGTGTTACCGGCGGCGACCACGCTCGCCGGTGTCCCGAGCGCGGTGATGCCCGACGCGAACCCGAACACCGTCAGCTGCGTGATGTCCTTGATCACGGCGATTGCGTAGTTCACCGTCAGGCCCACCACAGGACCGGCGCCGGGATAGGGTGAGGGCACGATCGACGCGACGGCCGGCGCGGTCGGGAGCGTTTCCATCAGCACCGACGCCGATAGCAGCGATGGGAGCGTTTCGCCGGCCGCCGTCACGAACGTGTACGCCCATTGATGCGCGCCGTCCTCAATCCCGGTGCCAGCGAGTGGACGCACGGTCGGCGCCGTCGTCGGCGAGGCCTGGGTCTTTCCGGTGTAGGTGATCCGCTGTGGCCCGGATACCACGGTCCCCCCGGCGGCGTTGTACCAGCTCAGTTCGGTGACGGGGATCTGGGTTTCCCCGACCGCGCACGCCGCCACGCTAGTCGAGCCGCCCCCTTCGACGGGCTGCCGGGTGATGACCTGACTGAGATCGCGCGTGACGCGAAAGTCATTCATCTCGGTCAGCAGCGCGCTGGCGGCCGTCAGCGTGGTCGGATCGGTTTGCGAGGCATCGGCCGCGATCCCGAACCGTACGTCTTTCGCATACGTCGCCTTCCAAGTGCCGCCGATCCGGTCGGCCAGGTTCGAGAGCGCGGACGCGAGGCTTTGATTCGTGAACGAGATTTCATCGACCACCGGCAGGCCGGCGGCGACGCGGATCGAGGTCAGGCCCGGCGCCAGGGCAATGATCGCTTGCGCGATCGCGGTGGCGGATTGATTGCTGAACCGTTGACTGATGGTGCGCCGGGTCAGCTGCCACGTGTAGTCGATCACGTTGACGGCATCGCCCCCGGCGGCCGGCGTGCCGACGTAGCTGTGCGCATCGGTCAGGACCGTGCCGGCGAATTCGCGCTCCGCGTTATTGATCGATCCCTGGGTGATGATCACTTCCTGCCCGTCGGTCGGTTGGAAGCCCCGCACCTCGAAGCTGCACGTGTTCGGGGTTTCGCCGGCCGTCTCCGTGATCGTCAGCGTGTCGTTATCGACCTGCAGGGCGTCGACCAGGCGCGCCGAGGCGTACTGGACGCCGGCGATCGCGACGAACGTCAGCCGGGAATGGTGGTTGGCGCGGCTCGCCCCGGCGCGCATCACGCCGGCCTGGGCATACATCAGCGCGACGGCGCCGACGGCGAGGGTTGCCATTAGAACCGCACTCCGGTATCCCGCATCCGTTTCATCACGGCAGCATCGACGGCGGCTGCGATCGCCGTCGGCGTCGCCAGGGGCTGCGTCACGTAGACGTGGAGGTGCGTTTCGCCGCCGTTCATCGGCGACCCGTTCGGCCGGATCGTGCTGCCGGGCGGGACGTACATCGCTTCAGGACCGCGCTCGCCGACCATCGCCCAGCCGCCGGGCGCGTTCTCGACGCCGCCGGCGTAGCCGGGTTCCCTCGGGCCTTTGTGCGCGAACAGCGGATCGTTGGCGTTGATCGGGATCTTCCACGCCAGGTCGAACGCAATGGCGGAGGCCTGCGCGAGCGAGTAGCCGGCCTGCAGCCAGGTCGCGATCGCCGGGTCAATCTTGTCGCGGCCGGCCTGTGTGGTCGTGTCGATCTTGGTGGAGTTCCCCATCGCGCGGTTCGCGGCCGCCAACGCGGCGACGATTTCCTGCTGTTTCAGGAGTTCGTCGTTGTGCCTCTTCGCCGCCGCGGCCGCCGCGTCTTGTGCCGCGATCGCGTCGTGACCGTAGCCGCGGGCGGCGTCGCGCGCCTCCTCATATTTCAGGCGTTGCTTCTCAATCTCGTCGCGGTGAAAGCCGCCCGACGCGATCATTTCGTTCAGGGTGCGGCGCTCGTTGTCGGCGATCTCGTTCTGCGCCGCGATCGACGACGTCTTCCACAAGTCCCAGTTGATGCCGACCGCGCCCAGCTTCTCTTTCGAGTTCACGGCGAGCCAGTTGTAGAAGTCCGCGGTGTCGGTTTTCGCTTTCACCGCGGCCGCCGTCGTGTCGGCCGCCCACTTGTTAATGCCGGCGATTGCGATCGCGTTCGCGGTGCCCCCGTGCTGCACGATCAGCTGGTAGTACTCCTCTCTGAGTTTGGAGACGCCGAGGATCGCCGCCTCCTCGATTTTCGCGGCCTCTTTCTCGGCGTCGGCGGCACTCTTCGTGGCCGCCTCGTAGGCTTTGAACTGGTCGACGCTCACCCCGATGCCGGCGGCGTTTTTCGCATTCAGCGCGCCGATGTCTTTCAGATGGCCGAGGTACTGTTCTTGCCACGCCAGCAGCGGCTTCGCCGCGTCGAGCTCGAGCGCGGCCATGAACTTCTGGGCCGCGCCCTGTGCCGTCAGCGCGACGGTCGCCTCGTCGTGCGCGCCTGCGGCCTTTTTCGTGGCGGCGGCGTTCGCGTCGGTCGTCTTGTTTTGCTCGTCGAGCAATTTGGTGAGGTTCGCTGTCCCGGTGCCGTTGCGCCAGACCTTGTCGTCGAGATCCTTGAGCGACGCGGACACGACGGCCCACCAGCCTGCGCCTTTCGCGGCGGCGTCACTGAGGACGTTGAAGCCTTGCGCGACGGGCCCCATCATGTTCGCCGCGATCGACGACAGGTTTTTCTGGGCCCGGGTGATCGACTCGCCGAACTGGTCCATCGCGTCGACCGATTCCGTACTCGCGACCTCATTGAGGCGCTGCCACGTCTCCAGCGCCCCTTCAATCCCTTCCGAGGCGCCGGCCATGGCGGACCCCAGCTTCCCGCCAAAGAGATCCGCCGCGGCCGTATCGCGCAGTCCGCCCTGCAGGGTCGCGAGGCCCCCTTCGATCTTCAGGAATAGTTCTTTCCCGTTCAGCCCCTCGACGTCCTTGAGGGACATCCCCATGAGGTGCAGGCCGCTGGCCACCGACTCATCGCCGCCCGCGATGCCGCGGCTCAGTTTGTACAGGCCCTTGCCGAGGGTGTCCGCATCGACGCCGAACTCCGACATGGCCCCCGCCAGCCGCTGCAGGTCCTCGACGTTGATATGCGTCTGCTGGCTCAGATCTTTCAGCGCGGACGCTTCGTTGAGGGTGTCCTTGATGAAGTTGAACGCCGCGCGCGCGGTGAACATCGCGGCGAACCCCAGCGCGAGGCTCTTGACGGTGTCCATCAGCCCGCCGCTGGCCACGTCCGCCTGCTTCGTGTCGTTCGCCAGCTGCTGCATGCCGGCGGGCGCCTCGCGGCCGAGCACGCGGTACTTCTCGAGCGCCTTCTCGAGCGTGGCGTTGACGCGCGCCTGTTCGGCTTCGGTGAGCTTCGACGCGCCACCGATCTGGTTGACCGCGGCGGTGACGTTCATTGCGGCCTGAATCAGCTTGTCGCCACTAAACGAGGCCGAGAGCTTGCCCATCGCCGCCGTCGTCGTCTCGATCTGGCTGACCCCTTCGGCGAGGTTCTTCTTCAGTTCCTCGATGGTCGAGGCGACGCGGACGATCAACGCGGGATTGCCGGCCATCAGGCGGCGCCTCCGAGCCCCTGCTCGTCAATCGCGGCTTGGACGGCCTCGCGCGCGCGCCGATCGTGTGCGCCTTCCTCGAGCCGGGCGCTCGCGAACAGGAACGGTGCGGCCGTCATGAATTTGGTGCCGAACTCCAGGAAGCTGCCGACGTGCTGCCGGCCATCGCCGACGTAGATCACGTAGCCGTCGCCGCTGTGGGTTTCCTCGACGGTGATGGCGTCGCCGGTCTGCCCCGTCCGCCGTCGCACCCGCGCGCGTGCCTCCGTCGCGATCGCCTCCGCCGTGACTTTCGCGGCCGCCTTCAGGTGCGCGTGCACGGCCTCCGGGATCGCGGCCAGCGCGGCCAACAGGGCCGTCGTGTCGACGTCGATGGTGAAGCTATCGGCCATGGGAGTTCTTCAGTTCGTCTTCCACGAGCGCGTGCTCGATCTCCGTCGCCAATCTGCGCATCGGGGACGCCTGCCAGCCGGCTGGGTCGACGACGTTCGCCGCGTAGGCCTCGGCGTAGCGCCGGTATTCGATGATGCGTTCGAGGAATCCGACCGGCAGTCGTTGCTGTTCGGCCCAGATCGCCGTCGGGAGCGCGCCGCCAAATTCCTCAGAGAGGCGCCCGATGTAGTGCTCGAACGGCTGCGGCCCTTCACCGCTCAGCGATCGGTGCAGGACCGTCAGGCGTTTTTTCGGGCGACCTCCGCGTCCTCGAGCGTCGCGTGGAACAGGTGCGGCTTCGTCAGGCGGAGTACTTCGGTCGCGATGAAGTCGACGGCTTCGTCGTCGAGGTCGTCGATCGGGTCGACGGGCGGCTTGCCATCGGCCGCCTGCACGGCCGCGGTGACGGGGCTCGTCTTGATCGGCTGCGGATAGCTCCACGCGACGAGCCCGGCCCGCACGAGGGCGAACCGGTCATACCCGGTCAGCGGGTCGGCGATCGCCTTGAGCACTTCGGGGTCTGTCGCCCCCTTTTCCAGCGCCCGGCGGAAGACCGCTGGCCACGACCGTGCGCTGCCGCCCGCGAGATTGTCGCGGTGCGCCTCGGCCGCGCCGTCGCACTCGCGTCCGGTGAGCTTGCGCACGGTCACCGTCTGCGGCGGGTCGAACGGGAGCGGAATCGGATTGGAGACGGACTGACTCGCGAAGGGGCTGCCCACGGGGTCTATGTCCAGACGCCGGCGCCGGTCGGCTGGAGGGTCGATTCGAACCCCGTCAGCTTGCCGTTGCTGGGCGCGACCTTGTACTTGTTGAGCCAGGTCGACACGGTGAACGTCTTCGAATCGCCGAACACGATCACCAGAACGCGCGGGGTCGACGTCGGCAGCGCGTCGGCGTCGCCTGGCCGGAGGACCACGTGCGGGCCGGTCGTCGCCGTGGTGTCGAACAAGCCCTTCACGGGGATCGGCGCCACCTTCCGCATGCCGGTCGGCGCGAACTCGCGCCACAGGTCGCCGAACGCCTCGGAAGACTGCAGCTCGACTTCGATTTCTGCGCCGCCCAGATCCATGACGAAGCCGGTGATGAGCCGCGGCGTGCCGGCGCTGTCGGTGAGGCTGACGGTGACGACGGTGGAACCCTGAATACCTACGGCCATGATGCTGCTCCAGTTCTAGTTGCGCTTGAATCCGACAAACGGCGTGATCGACCCGGCGCCGGTGACGTCGCCGTTGAACGAGAGATACCGATCGATCGTGCCGGCCACGGTCAGTCGCTCGGCCGCCGGCGCCGCGGTGACGTTGGTGAAGGTGAGGAGATCCGCGTAGGTGACGTCGTCCGGCGAGCTCCGGATCTTGCCGATGAACCCGGTGAAGCCGCTGAGCGCGCTGACGAATTGGTAGCCGACGCCGCCGAGCTTCGTGTTGCCGCGCACGAACGTGCCCGCGGTGCCGGCGACGCTGACGTTGACCGGCACGGTAAAGGTGGTCGCGCCGGTGACCGTGACGACCTGCGACCCGTTGATCGACGGCGTGCTGTTGCTGCCAGCCACGACGATGACGTCCGTCGACGCCAGCCCATGCGGCACGGACGTCGTGACGACGGTCGGATTGGCGAGCGTGTTCGACGTGATCGGGATCACGCGCTGCGTCGCGTCGAGCGCGTAGTCGACCGAGACCCCGTCGGTCTTGGTGTTCCAGTCGATCGTCTTCGCCGTCGCGGACTGCAGGATGACGCCCTCGTCGAGCTGCCCGCTCACCTGATACGAGACGTTGGCCTTGGTGAGTTTGCCGACCGTCGACAGCGGCGCGTACTTGATGGAGAACGCGCCCTGGACGGCGGTGAAGATCGCCCCGATGACGTTGCCCGCGAAGGCCCAGGCCACGAGCCGGACCGTGCTGGGCGCGGCTTTCATCGCGTCGTGAATGCCGGCCGTCGTGGTGTCGAAGAACGCCCCGCCCTGGGTGATGGTCGCCTTGCGCATGCCCGTCGGCACCGTCGCGCGCCACAGATCGCCGAGACCATCGCTCGGTTCGAGCTCGACCTCGACCTCGTGCGAAAAGTCTTTGATCTTCGCGGACAGCAGGTTGTAGCCGTCCACGACGAAGACGCCAAACTGTGAGGAGGACAGCAGACTCATGACGCGGCCTCGCGCCGGCGCGCCGGCGCCGCGGTCGGTTCAATATGGCCGCTCGCAAGGAGGGCCGCTAAGCTCTCGGTCGGCACGCGCTCGCACGTGGCGCCCACTTCCGCGAGGGTCTCGTCGCCCGCCGTCGAGAGCCGCCGGAGGGCGCGGTAGTCTTTCCCCTTCAACTCAGTCACACCAGACCTCGTCTTCCCACTTGTAGCCGCAGACCGTACAGACCGGCCGCCGCATGCCAAACCCGCAGGAGGCCATGCGCTTCTCCTTCGCGGCGCCGCAGCGCGGGCAATTCGTGTCGATCGCCTGGCGCGCCGGCCGCCCGGAGGCATCGACAATCGCGGGCGCCTGATGAGGGCGGTCGTCAGGCATTCGTCTCCTGGATCACCAGCTCGATGTTCGTCACGAGCTCGTGCACCTTGACGCCGTTGAGTTCCTGGTCGGCCAGCGGAATCGTTTCGATTTCCGGCAGCGGGATCCCGCTGCAGACCGTGTAGCCGTCGACGACGAGCGGCGCGCCCTCGAAGAGCAGCTCGATCGCCCGCGCCATCACCACGTGCGCGTCGCGCATCGTGCCGTAGGCGCCTTGGAACACATGCAGCCGCAGCTGGAGGCCTGGGACCGAGCCGCGGCCAGGGCGCGTGCCCAGGCCGCCGTAGTTCGCCTGGTGCAGTAGCTCGAGCCAGAGAAACGGAAAGGTCGGGCTCTCCGGGACGTCGGTCTGCACGCCGCCGGGGGCCAGCGCGTAGAGCGCGGCATCCTGGAAGAGCCCATAGACCGCGTCGCCGACGGCCGTCAGCGGGAAGACGTAGGCCATCAGACGATCTCCCCGCACTCGAGGAAGAGGTACTGGCGACCGTCGCCGTCCGGCGGAATCCCATGAATCTCGAGCGTGTGCAGCGGCGCGCCGGGGGGCCACTGCGGCGTCCAGAGCGCACGCATCTGCGGCGTCAGGTCACCGCGCGTGTGGACTCGAAACCGATAATCGAGCTGCGCCTGCAGCGCCTGTGCTTGCAGCCGCTCCATCGCGCGCACGGGCAGGAGCTCGGCGAAGACGGTGTCGAGGGTGGCCCATCCGATCTTGCGGCCGCCCTGCGCATCCGAGACATACGTCACGGTGATCGGGCCGGTCGCCGGCGTCGTCAACAGGCCGCTGACGGTAAACGTGAACGACGATGCGCCGGTGACGACGACCTTGACCTTGCCGTTGTAGCCCACGGGCACGGCGCCGGCGACGGTCACATAATCGTTCGTCGCGTAGCCGTGCGGGATCGCCGTCAGGGCCGTGGCGGTCGTCGTCGCGCGCGTGAGGCTCGAGACGACCAGGGCATCCGGGATGTTCTCCTGAATCGTCAACCGTTCGCGCAGCACGGGGCCCTTCATGCGACGCACACCTGGCGATACGGCGCGATCGCCTCCTCGTACAACTCCAGCGCCAGCGCGTCTTTGTTGATGGTGTAGTCGACAAGGAAGCCGACGGCATCCACCAGCGTCGGCCTGGCGGCCGCCAACAGCGCCACCGTGGTCCAGCCCGCAACGATTCGCAGCACATACGGCTGAAACGGTCGCAGGTCAGAGGGCCACGCGCCGCCGAGCGCGAGCCCCAGGCGGCCGCCCGCCAGGTCGACGACGTAGTTCGACGGGTCGAGCGTTTGGACGACGCCGACCGTGTCCGTGGATTTGAACGAGGTGACGGACTGCAAGGGCCTCGATTGCGACGGCAGCGTGATCGTGTTCCCGGCGATCGCATCGAGGTACACATCCCGTGTCTGCGTCAGCAGGGCGAGCCCGGTGTCCTGCTCCACCTTCGACCGGGCCGTCTTGATGAAGCCCGGGATCAGCGCGTCCAGGCTCGTGTCGGTTGCGCTGAGGCGCGCATAGAGCTTCGCCGTGGCGAGATCGATCGGCTCGAGCGTCGGCTCGATGAAGACGACCGAGACCGCATGCGCTGTCGCCGGCGCCGACTGGTTGGCCCAGAACGGCGGCTGGATGAAGCTCACCGCTTGCGGTTCCTATCGCCGCGGTAGGTGCCAGTCGTGAATTGCCCGGCCGGCAGCGTCGCCTGCACGACCTCCGCGACGAGCGGCACGCGGGCGAGCTCCGCCGCGGCCGCCGCGTCACGCGCCGGCAGTTGGACGACGGTGATGGGGCCGCTGTCCGTCGTGCACGCCGTATGGTCGGCGCCGCAGATGGGACAGCGGCCGGGATCGGATCGGGACATTACGCGACCCACTCCGCCCGAGCGCACCGGTGACGCCGCCGCCCGGGCCGCGTGGCCCGCGCGACGAGACGATCGTCCTCGCCGAGATCGAGGTCGTCGTCGTCCCAGCCAATCCCATCGAGCGCCTGCCGCGTCATGGCCGGGCTTACTCCAGGGCGTAGGTCAGGATCACGTCGACGGCCGTCGCGGTCGTCGCCGTGCCCCCGGTTTTCCCGATCGTCACGGCGGTATTGGCATCGAGCGGCGTCAGGGAGGCGCCGTCGGCCAACGCCACAATCGACGCCGTGCCGGCGGTCGCGAACGGCGATCCGAGCCGCAACAGCGTGCTCTGGGTCAGCCCCGCCACCGCCGCAATCCCGAGCGCCACCGACCCGGCCGCCCGCGTGCCGAGAATCCGCACGTCGGTCGCCCCTGCGACGGCGCCGCCGATGGCGATGAGCGTGATGTCGACGAGCCGGTACGCGAAGCCCGGCACCGCCGCCAGCAACGTGAAGCCGGCGTTCAGTTGCGCCAGCGTCACGCGCTGTCGACTGTGCTGGACGGCGGGATTGTCCGTATCGACGCGGACCATCTGATTGGTCGTCGGGTTGTAACGTGGTTGCGGCATGCTGCTCCTTCAACGGCCCGATTCCGGGACACGCCCGACGATGCGCGCGCCCCGGACACCCGGTCGGGTTTAGCCTTCGATGACGTACGCGAGCGAGACGTCGAGATTGGTCAGGACGGTCATCGCCGAGCCGACCGTGATGATCGTGATCCCCGTATTGGCATCGAGCGGCGTGAACGACGCGCCGTCCGCCAACGTGGTCAGCGATTCGGCGCCCGCGGTGGCGAAGGGCGTCCCGGTCACCAGCCGCACGCTCTGCACGAGCCGCGCGACCGCGGCCACGAACAACTGCACGGGCGCCGCAGCCCGCGTGCCGATGATGTTGACGGATGTGGCCGTCGTGCCCGCGCCGCCGACCGCGAGCATCGACGCCTCGACGATCCGGTAGGTCTTGCCGACAATCGCCGGCAAGAGGGTCAAGCCGGCGTTGAGCTGCGCGACCGTCACGCGCGTGCGCAGGTGAAACAACACGGGCGCCTGGTCCGGCATCCCCGCGCTGCGATCGAGTCCGCCGTCGTACCGCGTCCACAACTTGCCCTCAAGCGATTGCGTGAAGGCGCGTAGGAATCTCATGACTCACTGCTCTTTCTCGAGGCGTTCAGGCCTCACCTGCATCCGAGTTAATTGAGGCCCGTGACCGTGCCGAACGCGGCCGGCCGGTAGACCGCGAGCGCGAGCCGCTCTTCCGCCCGGATCGCGACCAGGTTCTTGATGAAGAAATCGCTGTGCGAGTTCGAGGTTTCGACCCGCAGACCGCCCTTGCGGAACACCTGCGCGGCCTGCCGGAACGCGCCGACCAAGCCCGTGTTGGCGACGATTGAGGGGGTCACGGCGACCGGATAGCCCCAGAGCTGCGGTGGCTGCGCGTCCTGCCACGGCCCGGTGCCGAGGTAGTTGCCGTTCGCGTTCTTGGTCAGCTGGATGGTCTGCCAGTTGGCAGGATTCAGCACGACGCCGTCCGGTTGGATGAACACCGTCGACGCGATGGTCGTGATCTGCTTGAAGATCGCGTCGGCGTTGGTGTCCGCGCCGCGCGCCTGGGCCGGGGTGAGGCCGACGCGCTGCAGGATCCCCTGGATGGCCGGCGCCACGCCACTGCCGTTGAGGAGCTGATCCTCTTCGGTCAACTCGACGCCGAGCCGCAGCCGCGCGTCCACGTAGGAGCGCGTCTGGTCGAAGTCCTCGAGCATTTCTTCCGTGATCGGCAGGAAGTGCGCGATCTTTCGGACCAGGTCGGTCACCTGCGCGAAGATGAGCGTCGATTCGGGCTTCGCCGCGCCTTCGGCGACCGCGGCGGCGGCGTTGGTGAAGGTCGTTTCCTTCATGTAGGTGATCGAGTTCGAGGTGGTCGTGCCCGGCGCGATGAGGTCGGCGACCGTCAGCCGCTTGAAGAGCAGCGGGGTGACGCCGGCCTGGTAGTCGCTGACGATCAGCGGGCCGCCCGACCCGGACGTCGTGTCGAGGGTGGTGGCGTGGAGCTCCACCGCGGGCGAGGTCCAGGCGCTCGTGCCCCGGTGGGCGCCGTCCTTGATGAACGCGCGATAGAGCGGGTCCGAC